GCCGGAAGAACTGGTGCTATCGGCTGGCTCGGCAGGCCGAGAGCGGGACCGAACCCGACATCGCCTACCACAAGTTGACCGCATCCGATGCCGTGGCCGGCCAAGTGCTCGACGCCGAGGAGGTCGAGGCGGCACGCCGGCAACTGCCCGACCACATCTTCCGCGAACTCTACCTAGTCGAGCCGAGCGACGACGGAGGCAACCCATTCGGGATCGACGCGATCCGGACCTGCATCGCGCCGCTCTCGACCGAGCAGCCGGTGGCCTACGGGATCGACCTGGCGAAGTCGACCGACTGGTCGGTCATCATCGGGATCGACGCCGGCGGCTCGGTCTGCCGGCTTGACCGCTTCCGGCTCGACTGGCAGGCGACGCGTGAACGGATCGCCGCGACCATCGGCAACGTGCCGACCATGATCGACTCGACCGGTGTCGGCGACCCGATCGTCGAGGACTTGCAGCGAGGCCGGTCGAACGTCGAAGGGTTCAAGTTCACGATGGTGAGCCGCCAGCAGTTGCTCGAGGGACTCGCCGCGACGATCCAGCGACGCGAGGTCCGCTTCCCTGACGGATTCATCCGGACCGAGTTGGAAGCGTTCGAATGGGAATCGACGCGTACCGGTGTTCGGTACACTGTCTCGGCAGGCGTTCACGACGATGGAGTCATGGCGCTTGCGCTCGCGCTGCGTCGTATGACCGTGCGTTCTCCGACCTTCCGCTTCAGGGTCATCTAATGCTCGAACGAATCCGCAGTCTGTTCCGGAAGCAGGCCACGCCTACGGCAGACGCGCGGAGCCAGTACTTCAAGGCATCGCTTGGCATGATCTCGGGCGGCTCGGGACTGAGCCAAAGGCCGCTCTACTCAGCGGTCGCCGGCGTCCGCCAGTTCCGTTCGTGGGTCTACGCAGCCGCGAACATCAACGCCTTCGGCGTGTCGAGCGTTCCGCTCCGGCTCTATGTCAGGAACCGTGCAGGCACGCGGCTCTACCGGACCGCCAAGGTCGGGCGAGACAAAAAGTCGTACCTCATGGGCGACACCGGTCGCTCGCCGAGCCGGACGGTACTGACGAAGATGCACGACTTCGGCGCCGACTTCGAGGAAGTCACCGAGTCGCATCCCGTCCTCGACCTGCTCCGCAAGGTGAACCCGTCGATGAACGGGTTCGACCTTGCGGCGACCCGAACGCTCTGGCAGGAGTTGACCGGGAACGCCTACATCCGCGTGATCAGGAACCAACTCGGCGTTCCGGCTCAACTCTGGCCGATGCCGCCGCAGTGGGTCGAGATCATCCCGAGCGAGACGACATTCATCGCCGGCTACAAGTACGGCCGCGAGTCGAATAGCCGCGTAATGTTCAAGCCGGAAGAAGTGCTGCACTTCAAGCGGACGAACCCGGAGGACCTCTACTACGGGCTCGGCAAGGTCGAAGCCGCTTGGGGCGTCATCGACCTGAACACCGCGTTCCACGAGATGGATACCGCGATGGCCGCGAACAAGGCCAGGCCGGACTACCTCGCGACGATCCAGAACACGGACGCGAGCGAGGAGGCGATCGAAGAGTTCGAGCGGATGGTGAACGAGCGGCTCCGCGGTTCCGACAAGGCCGGCAAGTTCATCGCGCTCACCGGCCAGGTCGACCTGAAGCCGATGCAGTTCCCGCCGAAGGATCTCGGCGGTCGCGACGAGATCGTCGAGGAGATCGCAGCCGTGTTCGGCGTGCCGGTCTCGATGCTGAAGGCGAACGATCCGAACCTCGCGAGCGCGACAACCGGGTTCGCCCAGTGGCGAGAGTCGACCATCCTGCCGCTGCTCCGGCTCGATGAGGAAACGCTCAATCAGAAACTGCTTCCGATGTTCGGACTCGAGGACGATGCCGTTCTCGCCTACGACGATCCGGTGCCGGCGAACCGGCAACTTGACCTGACCGAACATCAGACGCTGATACAGGCCGGAGTAATGACGATCAACGAGGTCCGCGAGGCGCGCGGCCTTGAAGCGCTCGACGTGGAAGAGGCAGACGTGCCGATCATCGGCGGCGTTCCCGTGATGGACTTTGGGCTTACGCCGGACGAGGAACCCGAACCGGTTGCTCCGGCTCCCGGTCCTGGCGGGAACGCCGCCGATGCACCGGCCGCGCCGGCTGCGGCGCAGGCCGCGGCGCCGGCTGCGGCACCGCTCAACGGCGCTCAGATTCAGGCGGCCCAAGACATCCTCCTCGCGGTCACGGCCGGATCGCTGGCGACGCAGGCCGCAGAGGCGCTGCTCGTCGCGGTCGGACTCACGCCGGCTCAAGCGACTTCGATGGTCGCGGCCCAGTCGACGATCAGGCCGCAGGACGTCGAGCCGGTTCCGGAGGCTACGGTCGCTGCGGAACCCGGACCGGTAGCGGAGCCTGCGGACGGCACGAAGGCCGTAGCGGAGTCTGCGCCGGCCCGGTACGCGGAGATCGACTTCACGCCAACCAAGGAGATGGCGGCCGAGGCCGCTCGTGGCCTCCGGCTCCGGGCCGAGTTCAACCGCGGCGGAACCGAGGTCGGCGTGGCAAGGGCGACGCAACTCAAGAACCGCGAGGTCTTGTCGCCCGACACCGTTCGCCGGATGAACTCGTACTTCGCACGGCACGCGGTCGACAAGCGACCCGGCTGGGACGACCCGAGCGACCCGTCCGCCGGGTTCATCGCCTGGCTCTTGTGGGGCGGCGACGCCGGTCGCGACTTCGCCGAGCGGACCGTCGAGCGAATGGACAGGGCCGACGACGAGGACGACGACACGAAGCAGGCGGACGACTGCGTGAGCGAGAAGGTCCGAACGCTCATGGCCGAAGGCTATCCGCAGGACCAGGCGGTCGCGATCGCGATCGACTATTGCGAGGGCAAGGCCAAGGGATGCGGCTGCGGCGTCGAGCACAAGGCCGGAACGATCACGCTGCAGAGCGACGCGCTCGCCGGCGACGCCGGCATCCGGATCAAGGCCGGCGGCTACACGCGTGAGGAAGAGCGAATCATCCGGCAACTTGAGCGCGTGCTCGGCAAACTGGGACGCGACCGGATCGGTAAGGTCGTCAAGACGCTGCGGACTTCCGGCCTGTCCGGGCAGGAACTCGTCGACCGTTCCGTCGACGTGCTGGCTCCTGCCGAGTTCAAGGTCGAGATAAAGACCGAGGTGCTGCCGTACATCGAGCGTGCGGTCAAGGCCGGCGGCAAGCGTGGCGACGACGGGATCGAGGACGCGATCGAACGGTTCGGCCGCGGAGAACTCATGCCCAGCGTCGGATTCGAGTTCGTGAACCCGGAGGTCCAGAAGTGGGTGGACAACTCGACGACCCGGCTTGCCGATGAGGTCGGCGACTCGACGACGGTCCGCGTCCGGACTTTGCTCGGCAAGGGACTCGAGGAAGGCAAGACGATCGACGAACTCGCAGCCGATCTCGAGGACAAGGGATTTGACTCGAAGCGCGCTCGCGTCATCGCACGCACCGAGTCGACACGCGGCTACGTGCAGGGACAGGTCGAAGCGTGGAAGCAGAGCGGCGTCGTCACTGGCAAGAAGTGGCTCGTCGCTCCCGACCCGTGTCCGTTCTGCGAGGCGATCGGCTCGGCCGGCGCGACGAAGGGAATGAGCGACACGTTCATCAACGTCGGCGAGTCGCTGACCGCCTCGGACGGTTCTCGCTTCGTCATCGACTTCGAGAACGTCAGCGGTCCGCCGCTGCACCCAAACTGCCGTTGTGACCTGATTCCCGTACTGGAAGGCGAAGAATGAACCGCAAGGATTTCAAGGCCGAAGGCTCGATCGTCGGCGGCAAGTTCAAGGCCGTGATATCGACCGATTCCGTCGATCGTGACGGCGAGGTCATGGTGCCGGCCGGGATGAACGCGAAGGACTACGAGCGGAACCCGGTCCTCCTCTGGAACCACGACCCGTCCCAGCCGATCGGCAAGGCGATATCGCTCAAGCGCGAGGACTCGTCCATCGTCGCCGAGTTCGAGTTGGCGCCGCGGCCTGCCGATTATGTCGGCGACTGGTTCCCGGATTACGTCCGCGGCCTGGTATCCGCCGGCGTGGTCAAGGCGGTGAGCATTGGGTTCATGCCGCTCGACGGCGGCGCGCGTGTCGCGACGAAAGGCGACGTGGACAAGTACGGACCGGAAGTCCGCAAGGTGTTCTCGAAGTGGAAACTGCTCGAGGTCTCCGCGGTCAGCGTGCCGGCCAACCAGGACGCGCTCATCTACGCGGTCTCGAAGGGACTGATCTCGAAGACGGCCGCGGCGAGGTTCGGTCGAGTCGATGTACCGGCGATCGCCGACCGGAAGCATGTCGTCCGCGTGTCGGTGCCGAAGTTCGGTCGCGACGACGCGGCTCGGATCGTTCGCGAGGAGATCGCGAAGGCGGCCGGTCGCATCGTGATATGATCGGAACGCCGGGCCCGGACGAGTGGCGGAAGCCGAATCGGTGGGATGGCGCTCGCGTCCATCACCATCGCACATTCGGAACCACACTCCCATGAAGTTCAAGAAGTTCGAGGAGGTCCAGAAGGATCTCCAGAGCATCGCCGATCAGGTCGGCGAGACTCGCTTCGCGCACGCGAAGATGCTCTATCTCGAAGGCGTCGTCGTCACCGACGCCGAGGGCAACCCGCTCGCGCCCGAGCAACTCAAGTACGAGGTCATGCTCAGTCCGGCCGCGGCCGAGACCGATGCGGCCGATCCCACCGATGAGATGCCGAAGGAAGAGGAGCCGGCTAAGGCTCTCCGCGAAACCGTGAAGTCCGCCATCGCCGCGGAACTGAAGGCAGTCAACACCATGCCGAACATCACCAGCACCGACACCTACAAGATCACCGGCAAGGCCAAGTACCTCGCCACCAACGACGAGGCGTACCGCTTCGGTCGCTTCATCATGGCCGCTCGCGGCCACCGCAAGAGCATCGACTGGTGCTCTGCGAACGGCCTCGTCACCAAGGGCCACCAGGAAAACATCAACAGCGCCGGCGGATTCCTCGTTCCCGAGGAGTTCGAGTCGTCGCTCATCTCGCTCCGCGAGCGCTACGGCGTCTTCCGCCGGAACGCCCGTATCGTGCCGATGAGCACCGACACAAAGCGCATGCCGCGCCGCAAGTCGACGCTCACCGCCTACGCGATCGGCGAGGCTGCCGCCGGCACCGAGTCCGAGCAGGTCTTCGAGCAGGTCAACCTCGTCGCGAAGAAGTTCATGGTCCTGACCACGGCCTCGAACGAGCTGAACGAGGACGCCATCGTCAACCTCGGCGACGACATCGCGAACGAAATCGCGTACGCGTTCTCGCTGAAGGAGGACGAGTGCGGCTTCACCGGGACCGGCACCTCGACCTTCGGCGGCATCATCGGCGTCGCTCAGGCTCTGCTCAATGTCGATGGCACCCGCTCCAACGTGAAAGGCATTCAGGACGCCTCCGGCAACTGGGGAGCGACGACCGTCGCAAACATCAACAGCCTCATGGCGCTCCTTCCGGCCTACGCGGATTCGCCGTCCTGCAAGTTCTATTGCTCGAAGGCGTTCTATCACGGCGTGATGGAGCGTCTTGCTTATGCCGCTGGCGGCGTCACCGCTCGCGACATCAAGGACGGATCGGCCTCTCCGGTGTTCTTCGGATATCCGGTCGAGTTCACCCAGGCCATGCCTCGTACGACCGGTGCCCAGATTTCGCTTCTGTTCGGCGACCTTTCGATGGCCGCGTACTTCGGCGACCGTCGTCAGACCTCGATCGCGTTCTCTGACTCGGCGCTCAACGCGTTCGAGCAGGACGAGATCGCGGTCCGCGGTACCGAGCGGTTCGACATCAACGTCGCCAACGTCGGCGACACGACGGACGCTGGTCCGATCGTTGGTCTTTACACCACGTCCTGATTCACGCTCTTCCCTCTGAAGGCGGGGCCGGCCTTCGGGCCGGCCCTGCCGAAAGGATTAAACGAACATGGTTCCCAGTCAGAACATCAAGACCTTCGTGGCGCTCAACGCGACCGCCACCACCGTCACCACTGAACTTACCTACGGTCCTCGGATCGACGTTGCCGGCGCCGAGTCGGCGACCTTCCTCGTCCACATCGAGGCCACCAACGCGACCGGCACGCACGGTCTCGTTGCCGTTCAGCTCGAGGATTCCGACGTGACCGGCACGACCGGTTTCGCCGCGATCACCGGGCTCACCTTCACCTCGACCGGCGTCAGCGCGGCGACCAGTGCCGGCGACGTTACTGCCGCCGCGGTCGCTCCCGTGGCGTTCTTCTCGACGCAACTCGGAGGCCGCAAGCGGTACCTCCGGATCGGCGTGCGGAAGAGCTCCAGCGCGACCAACGCCGTGAAGGTGCAGGCTCTCTGCATCCTCGACAACCTGGCCGAGGCGAAGTCCGCGAGCAACGGCGCTGCCATCAGCGTCATCCGCTGATACCATCCGGTCACACGGGTCGGGCAGGGCCGGTTCCGCGTGGAGCCGGCCCTGTTCACTTCGAGGGAAACAGGCATGTCCATCACGGTTTGGCACGGCGGCACGTTCCGGGACCACAAGGCCGAGGAGGCGATGGCGCTTCCGTATGCGGACGGATCGTGTGATTCGATCGAGGTCAAGGACGATCTCGCCAGGTTCGTCGGCGGCGGCGCAACCGAGGCGGTCGCCAAACTCGCGGCGAAACTCAGGGAAGGCGGAGAACTCCGCGTAAGCGTCCCGGACTTTGACCGGCTCATCGACGCCTACAAGGGCGGGACGTCGACAGACGTCGAGGAGCGGCTCCTCGGCAAGGCCGGCGAACACGGCTCGATCTGGAACCGGCAGAAACTCGGCGACACGATGAAGGCCGCAGGCCTCGACGACGTGCGGCCGTGGAAGGCCGGCGAAGATCCCACCGCGGTCAGCCTCGA